TTGATTTAACTGATTAGCATACGCCATTGCTTCAGGAGTAGCACCAGTCTGGAACGAGGTTGGCATCAATCCTTGTTGTGCAAAGCGATACTGGTTTGCGAGGTCTTGTGCTTGTTGTGACGACATCCGTGATGTGTCTGTAGGTAGTAACTGACCACCAAGACCAAACAGACTTTGAGCGCCGCCTGTTAAAGGCTGTGCCATCTGTCCAATCTGGGATGGGTCATATGCTCCTAGTTGACCAAAGAGGCTTTGCTGTAAGCTACGCAACTCAGGAGACAGTGTATAGCTGCCTTGTCCTTCAGGAGTGAACTGTGACGAGCCAAAGGCTGTCGTCATTCCCATTGGACGGAACTGAGCCATTGCTGAGGCACGCTCACCGGCAGCCCGTAACGCCTCTGCTTGTCCTCTAGCTGCATCAGCGGCTTTACCGCCTGAGATTAAACCACCAGCAAGACCAACTACTGGACCCGCTATTGCACTGACTGCTCCACCCATTATAGACTCCTACTATATATGTGATACATTTGTTTATCCTGACCTATAAAATCTTGTTTAAACTCAAACCCGATTGACTTTCCAAACTTAACTAACTTCTTATTATCTGTATGTGCTATCGCTACTAAAGGCATTGATACTAAGTGTTGTAATAAATTCAATTCTTCTAAAAACTTTGCTTTAACTGTCGGTGTCCATTTACGGACATCTGTGTGAAACCATATTAAGTTGTCATGTAACTCTAACAACATGGTGTAGTCTTCACGAATGACGACAGGTACTTTAAACATTAGAGTTTCATAATGTAAGCTAATGCCAAATAAGGAGGACGGTTCTCGTGAGCTAATCCACCACCTGTTCCGTTTCCTGTAGTACCAGTAACTGTTACTGTGTGTGTATGGTCTCCAGAAACTGCAGAAGTTGTACCGCTATAAGTATGGTTGTGGTCTGCTGAAGCGTTACCTAAAGTAATACCTGTTACAGCTGTACCAGTAGTTGCCGCATTTGCTGTTGAGCCAGAAGAACCCGGAGGATTCGCAGCGTTGCTTGGTCCGGGTCTATCATATGAGTGTGCGTGTCCCGGGTCGCTTACAGCGTGCGAGTGAGTTGCGGACTGTCCAGAGGTAGTGCCACTAAATGTATGCGTATGTCCTGCGCTTTGTCCGCTTGTTGTTCCTGTAGCAGATACGGTATGAGTATGAGCAGGAATCATTGTAGCGTCAAGCGTTACCGTGTTTGCACCACCTGTAGCGTTAACAGCATAAGTAGTACCAGCACCAACTACAAACCTATCCCGTAAATCAGGAGTACCGCTAGAGCCGTTACACAAAGACCATCCTAACGGAATAGACGCAATCGACCCAGACCAAAGGGTGATAACACCTGCGGGTACAGCGTAAAGAATAGCAGCATTAACAAACGCAGTAGTAGATACTTGTGTTGTATTTGTACCCAAGGATGCTGTAGGGGCTGCTGGAGTACCAGTAAAGGTCGGACTATTGATGTCTGCCTTAGAAGCGATAGCGGATGCAATCGCAGTGTATTCTATGTCTAACTCAGCGCCTTTAACAATCTTACCGGAGTTACCTGTCGGTAGTCCGTCCTTTGCTGTAAAATTAGTTGCTTTGACGTAATTTGCCATGCTTATCCCTTAAACGAGTGTTTTACCTGCTTTAACCGCAATATCAATCTTTTGAATAGACAACGGATTGCCGTTAATGTCTGCTTCAAGTCCTAGTTGCATAATCGTTCCCTGACCACCGGCATTGACTGCGAATCTGTCAAGGACAATACCTGAGCTATATTCAGCGATGTTGTATTCACCAAGGTTATACTCAGACACAGTGGCAGTTGCTAATGTGTACGTTGTTGCTTGATAACCTTCAGTGTAATCAAAACCCCACTTTACAGCTATGGACTGGTTAGTTCCTCCAATCAATACCCAACCAATCTTCTTGAGAATCTTGAGCTTCGTAGAAGCATCGAAGTCAAAGTAGTTGGTATAGTATTGCATCCGGTACGTTGTACTGTTGTCGGAATGACCAAAGTATTTACCAATGTAAGAAGGTTTACCAATTAACAGCTCTTTAGCCTGTGTTACACAGAACGCTTTTGGTTCCATGTTGTCCCAAATGGTGACACGAGCAGCTCCGTCTTGTAAACGGGAGCGAGTATCAAAACAGTAGACAAACCGTGTTGTTGGTAAAGACAATAAGTAGAAAGCATCTCTGTCATAGTAGACACTCTTAATCTTACCGAAGTCTGTCTCAGAGAATACGTTAGCCATTAAGTCATCACGAACATTCTTAGAGATGTCGTTCATTGGTAATGACTTCTCTTGAATCACTCGAGCAAGGCTTCGTACACCGCCATCAGATAAGAATAAAATATCCATACCTGTGTTCTGTACGGAATCACGAGCAACACAGCCTACGTTGTAAATAACATCTTGTAGAATTAAACTACTGGTGTCGATTGGATTCGCATAGATAGCAATGTTGTTACGACCAAAGATAACTAAGAATCCATTGTGTCCTGCAATAGCTACAATACTGTCACCGTTGGGGAATACTTCTTGTAAGTTTAAGAAACCAGCAGAGCCAGTTGTAAAGTCTGTACCACGTAACAGGTCACTGAAATAGACTGTCTGCGTGTCTCCAGCAATGTTACCAACCCAAATACGACCATAACCAGAGAAAGCTGCATTAGGTGTAAACGATGCAGTAGAGTGGTTAGCTGGTAATGTACCGACATCACCGACTCGCTGGAATCCGAAGGTTCCTGAGTCGTGGTCATGTGGGTCTCCACCAGAGACGGGTAATTCATGCCACACTAGCATCGGATGTGCCGCTTGTGCTAAATAGGCGTGAGGTTGAAAGTCATTGACATCCCCGTATGGCATTGCTACCATCTGCCAGTTGTTGCCTGTTATCGTGTAAGTAGCGTTTCCTGAATTGTCTGCATTTCGGACAAGACGTTGTGTAAGTGTTGTGCGACCAGTGAATAACTTGTTATTACCAGCCGATATAATTGTATTGTCTCCGCCATCTACTACCTCTATCATTGATTCAATCGGATTAGAGCCTAAGTCACTATTCGTTGCATTGAGTGGAATCCAACCACGACGAGCACCGATACGACCATAACGGTCAATAACGCAGTTCTGTGCCTTCAGTGCAAAGCCTGAAGACAGGGTAATACTGGACTCTTGAAGATTGAGACCGTAGAACCCGGGAGCAGCGATAGACGCTGTGTTTAGTTGTCCAGCCATTAGATAGGATACCACGCTTCTTCTTCAAAGTACCGAGCAGACTCTAAGCTAATAGCGTCAGCAAGACTTTGTTTGAAGAGTGCATAAGATTCTGCAGATTGTACACCACCATCTTCACCACGCTCCGCCTGTGCTCGTGCTAACGCTCCAAGGACAACAGGCTCATGTGGGACAAGTAATTGGTCTGAGTTAAGTAACAACTCTACCTGTGGGCGAATTACGTTAAACCGTAAATTGTAGACACCATCTGGTATTGGGAATACGTCTACCTGTGTATCACCGTTACTGTTTGTACCGTTAAAGTTGTAATAGTACGGAGCGCCTTTGGCTGGATTAGCAATAAGAAACTGTTGGTTCATCCACAGGGTGGTAGCGTTACGCATTACAAAGTTGCTGGTGTCGTTTAGGACATCAATTACTCTAAAGCGTTGACCTGTTCCGTCTAAGATATAGTTAAATACTTCAGCGCCTGTAACAGCGGATAATGTCTCAGACAATGCGTTCCAGTTGTAAGCGTCTTCTACTTGGCGCTTAGAATCGTTAATGTAGCGTGCAATTAGTTTAACATAGGCGTTATCCGATACTGATGAAGCCTCTGGCTCCCGCAGTCGTATTAACACATCGTTTGTAAGTTCTAAGAAGTTTTTAGATGCCATGATTTTCCTAAGTCTACCACACTTTTACGTAAATTGCAAGCTATTTCTTTAGCAATCCCATTTCTTTAATGCTAAGGCTTTACGGGTTGGTTTACCCTTTTCGTCCTTCATTGGACCAGCAACACCACCCATCCGAGCGCAGAAGCTCTTGCGCCGTGCAGCCGCTTTAGGCGACTTTGCAGCCTCCTTAGCAGACACAGGTGGCTTTAGCTTAGAACCCGTCTTCTTGTTATAGTAGTCTCGACCTTTCTGGTTAAGACCACCTTCAGGGTTCTGGTACGCTTTCTTAGGCATTATTTCTTCTTTGCTGTCTTAGCTGCGTCTTTAAAGTCTTTAGCAGAAGGAGCGCCTTTAGAGCCAACCTTCCGCATCTTCTCGCCTGAGCCAGCCTTGATACGGGCGTTCTTGGCGGCGATATTGGCGTACAAACCGGGTTTAGTAGCCACGCTTAGAACTCATCTTCTTAGCTGGTTTAGCCTTAACAGTAGAGCCAGTCTTCTTGGCGTACTCTTTAGCTTCTTTCTTACCCTTCATTGTGTAAGGGAACTTCTTGTCTTTTACCATTGGCATATTATTTCCTTTTCTTGGGTTTAGATTGTCCTGCTTTGGATAAGGCTATTGCGATTGCCTGTTTCTGTGGCTTTCCTGACTTTATCTCTTTACGGATATTGGCAGAGATAGTCTTTTGTGATTTACCTGATTTGAGTGGCATGATTAGTATTGATTGTATTGAACTGCGGAAGTTGCTTGTAATTCAAATGTACAGAGAACAGAACAATCTGCTCCTGTCTCTGCTTCTACTCTAATTTCATCACCTTCTTCTAAAGTCACATAAGCACCACCATCAAACTTCAGGAAGGTCTTAGCAGCTAAAGGATAGTTCAGGATAACCCTAACTTCAACATTCTCACTCTTGTCATACCACCATGCGGTAAAGTTCTTAGCGGAGGAAGTATTATTAACAGCCCAGAGTAAAGTCCACTTAGCTATCTGCCTTGTAGGAACAGTAAACAAAGTAGTTTTGGTGTTTGCTACTAAGTTCTTACCGACTGATAGTGGTCTCATGGTTTACTTTTTAAAAAATAACTCAGTCATGTAGCTGATAAACGCACCAGCAACTGAAGCAACACCCATCAAAGCCCAAAGCGAACCTTTACTACGCTCTGCCATAGCTACTAATTTCTTAATGTCTACTTCTAAAGCATCTACTTTACGTTCTAGGCTATCTACGGACTGTACTAACTTACCGTACTCGATGGGGTTGATTTCGTTCATTCTTTACTCGTCTATAGTTTCTGGTTGTATCGCCAGAGCATCCTCTAGCAGTTTAATGAAGGCTTGTTTTCCTACGGATAACTGGTCTAAATTAAATGCAGTAGAGTTAATTTTACGGTCTAAGTCCGCAACATGATTGACTAGAGTTTGTTGCTCTGGTGTCATGTCCTCAAAAATGTACTCTACATCATTTACTACGATGGGGGTTTGTTTATCTTTTCCCATGTCATTCTCCTAGTTG